CCCTGCCTCTGAATAACAAAGTAGAGTTCCTTCACGGGGTTGTCAAAGTCTAACTTGAACTTTCCCGTATTAACACCGGCGTTTACGTCGAATACATTCTGTTGAATCTGTGTTATGAGGTAATCTCTCTTCATTTTTTGAAATTTAATTCGTTCTTCACAGTCGATGAATACAAGTTCTGTACAGAGTTGAAATTCTTTAATTTTGAGTGTTTCATTTAGTGTGATATACGTACCATCACCCTTAATCACCAAATCTTGTACATCTCTCAGTTTGAATTCCACTTCGACTTCCTGTTTCGTAATAGCACACAGGGGTATGGCAAGTTCTGGGTGATTATAAAAATAGAAGGGAATATCTATGAAAAATGTCTCATCGGTGTTGAGACCAAGGGTATCGTGTATGATGATACCTGTATTACCCCCACCCCCTGATATTACTTCACCCACCCTTTTATCAGTCGTTCGTAATGGATACTTACCGATGAGCTGTTCGAGTGCCTTTTGTTTTGTTTGTGTGACGTTGTGTTCTGAATATATCTGAAGGTAATCACTCGTTATACGCTGTATAACCTTCCCACCGATTATCAATTCTACATGTTCGATCAAAGCATGTGCGACAGATTCTATATACATCGTGGTACTCGTTAGAATTTCCGGAAGTGTACACTTCACACTGATAGTTTTCAGAATATCTCCCTGATTCTGTGGAATCTTAAATCTAACTTTTTTTCCAAAATCGGCTCCATTTTCCGAGTCTATATCGACATATTCCCTGGAAAAATTCGAATGCCTCTTGAAACTCTCGATGAAATGACTGTAGTCTGGATCTAAAGTGAAAAATTCCTCTTGAGGTCCAGTTGCCATTAGTTGAATTTGCCCAGCCATTACTACTATATCCATCTAAAATTTTAATCCAGCTAAACCACTATTAATACGCAAAACGTTATAATTTATAGCATAAATACGTGTTGTACTGTCAAATGATGTATATGCGGGTGGCACTGCGATTTCAATTGTGAACAGTTTATGTGATATACGACTCATATTGACTTGTCCGGTTGGATGTGGAGATTCAGGCTGTAATGCAAATGAGTATACACCGAATGTGGAGGGACCCAATTTTGGAAGTACTCCATTAAACGGTTGTGTTGCATTCACTAAAGCGGATGGTACATTCACATGATGTTTAAGTGCTTGTTCGTATTCTAAGAACAATCCCCCCCTGTTAAATACAATTTCATTATTAAATCTCAATTCTGCGTTTACTATACCATTGTACCAGTTTGATACGTTGGTGAGATAAGCAACATCATTTTGTGATGTGAATAATAACTCTTTCACAGGATGTTGAAAGTTTAACATGACACTTTTCTTATTTTCACCGGCTTTCATGACAAATTTAGACATTTGAACTTGTGTGATGACGTAATCGAGTGGTCGGGTCATGAGAAAGTTTCTTTCTTCTTCTGTCAAATACACAAACTCGGTATCAAGTGAGAACTTTAAGATTGAAGCGGACGCATCAGCGTATGAATCACTTGGATCCGCGCTACTCACGTTTCGAACGAGATCTAAAATTGGTTTTAGTTTAATTCTCACCTCTACGACTTGTTTTTGAAGTGCACACGTCGGTATAGCCAGGGATGGGTTCCTATAAAAATAGAATGGAATATCCAGGAAATATGTATACGGATCTGCATAACTTAGATAATTACCATGTCCATTGAGAAAGTATAGCGTTTGCTCAATGTCGTCATTCGTATTATGAAGTTGTTGATGCATATAGATGTACTCCCCTGTAATTCGTTGAATGGGCTGTCCACCTATTAATAGTTCTGCGTAGTCTATCATATGAGTAATTATAGACGGTGACCATACCATATCATTTTCATCACCGTCATCTGGTTTGGGATCACTCAGTGTAACCTTCAGTGTAACATTTTTAATCAAATCACCTTTATCACCGGGTATCGTACATATGACAGTCTTATCAAAATCTATGTCCCCATCGAATTGACTCTCAACATAATCAAAAGCAAATTTAGAGTGACGTTTGAAATTTGTTAGAAAGTATGAAAACTGTGGTTCACCTGTGAGCCATTCATCTTGGACCCCGGTGGCAGCAAGTCTCAGACGACCAGCCATTCCTACTGTATATGAGTAAAATTTTGTTAAATAAAACGAGACAGTACAATAGAATGAATCTTCAATTGAGGAAATTCAAACCCGAGACGATCACAGATGACAGGGTATGTGTTTTCATAGGTAAGCGTAACACCGGTAAATCAACTCTGGTGAAAGATATCATGTATCATAAGAAACACCTCCCAGCGGGAATTGTACTCTCAGGAACAGAAGAGGGTAATCATTTTTACTCTGAGTTTATCCCTGACTTATTTGTCTATGGCGACTATGACAGAGATGCTATAGAAAGGGTTATGGCTCGACAACGTAAATTAGTGGGTGCGGGTAAGAAAAATTGTGGAGCCTTCATGCTTTTAGATGATTGTATGTATGACAACAAGTTTCTGAAAGACACGTGTATTCGACAGTGTTTTATGAATGGTCGTCATTGGAAGATCTTCTTCATGCTGACGATGCAATATGTAATGGACCTTCCACCAGCACTACGAGCCAATGTGGATTACGTGTTCATTCTCAGGGAGAACATTATTCAAAATAGAGAGAAACTTTACAAATCCTTTTTTGGTATATTCCCCTCGTTTGACATGTTCTGCAAAGTGATGGATGCCTGTACAGAGAATTATGAATGTCTCGTGTTAGATAATACGGTAAAATCTAACAAGATTCAGGACTGTGTATTTTGGTACAAAGCAACGGTTAGAAAAGGTTTCAGGGTTGGTGGTCCGGATTTATGGAGATTACACCAGAAGATGTACAATCCCAAACATCAGCAGCAGAAGGATGATGATGCTAAGAAGGCGACTAAGAAAACAAACCTCAAGATCACAAAGACTAAGTAAGTGCGTCTCGATAATTGTTCAAAAAACTATGGGTATATTAAATGGCTTCAGATCGAGTGTATACCATGAATCTTTCAGATGACGGAGAAGGAATGGTTCCCATTAGTCAGAATCAGTCCACATCTTTTATAAAAAACGAAGCGCAAATTCAACCCGAAAAAAATGTGAGTCAAAGTAAAGAGACGATGGATTCTACTCCCATTAACGATATCATGATGGAACCCCCTATGATGACCGATGAACCCAAGATGCAGGGTATGATGCCCCAGATGACTGCCCCCCAGCCTCAGGGAATGCATGCGCAACAGGCCGAGAAGCCAGCCAGTAAGAACCCTATGAATCTCACCGACGAACAAATGACCGCTCTTCTCGTTGCGGTGTGCACTGGTCTTGCTGTGAGCAAGCCCGTCCAGGACAAGTTGGCGACTTCTATCCCCAAGTTCCTTAACGAACAGGGGGGTAGGAGTATGGTAGGCCTCGCGACTACTGGTGTAGTAGCTGCGATCGTCTTCTATTTCATGAAGGACTATGTAGTCAAGCCTTAAACAGGCCTTTCCCAGCCCATATTACTATAAATAGAATTATCAATTCCAGAATAATACGTACCCAAAGCACCGAGAGCAAACGTTCCCGCTAACAAGGCACTCAATTTAAGTTTCTTGCTAACGTCGGCTTTATGATCAGTCATAGCTTTCTTTGTTTCAGATGAAATCTGGTTGATGAAAAAGGTAATAACTAACGCGATGAAAGTCGTGGAAAGGAAAAATACTCGGTCTACCGCGAGACGTGGGATGTTACCGATGGCGAATCGAATAACATTAGGTATAATGACAGTAAACCATATGAGGTTTAAATGATAACTCTTGGATATAAGTGGTACGAGTGTTACGACGTATAGGAGTATCCAGTACGCGATGGCTGTAATCAAAATGTTTACTGGCGTCTTCATTTAAACTAAACTGAGATTATTTATCCTGAACGTGCTGACCACAGAATTCAGTTCTCTCAGGGATTTTTTCATAAATACCCAAATTAATACACATGTCCCGAAGTTCGATATAATTTTTCCAAAATTGTGGAGAATGTTTGTATTCACTCACAGTACAATGTGCCAATTCATGAATCAGAACGTGAAATATCTCATTCGGTTTACCATCTATACACACGACTATTTCACCACCTTTGTTTGTATTGAAACCCACAGAACGCCGCATTCGTTTCATACCTGTCAAGGGTATGGTTCTGTGAAGCATGTGATACTTTTCGTTATTTGTTTCCCGAAGGTGGTTCCTGAGGATAATGTATTTTTCCTTAACCTCGATAAGTTCCTTTGGTTGCCTGGTATAATAAAGAACTACCAGATTGATTATCAATAATAGCGCGAATGTTCTCATCTCTTATATACAAATATAAATTTACTATAGAGTTCCGATATAGGATTTCCGGAGAGACCCTCCCAAAGTTCTAAACTAAATCCCAACTCTTCTAAATGTGTGATTAACAAGTCTCTGAAAGCCACCGGCTCTGATTTTGGTCCATCCGCATAATAAGGTGTATCAACTAGATTTACAAATAACTTTTCACCAAAACCACCATTCCCATGGTCCTTGAGTTTGAAAAAATTGCCTCTATCATCTATGAGAGGAGTTTTAAAAATTATTTTTTCAGAATCTGGGATGATACCCATGAGAATACCGCCTGGTTTTACCCGTTTCCTTATTTCGTGTATCGAACTAAAAAACAAATTCTTCGTTGCAAATATATAGTGTAAAGAAAAATTGAAACACACAACATCAAATTTTCTATTTGGGCAATTATGAATGTCACCCTCATAGAAATTGACGCGCATGTGCATATTTTTAGCGCGGGAACGAGCTTCCGCGAGAGCCGATGGTTCAGGGTCACACATGTTAATGTTCACCCCACACTTCACCCATTTTTGAAGATCTCCACCAAACCCACAACCTACATCGAGAATATGTTCTCCTTCTTTTGAAACGGACTGGATAAGATTTCTCTTAGCGTCATTATGGTTCTTGCGAATTTCTTCCATGTCACCCTTATGGAATAATAACTGATATTTCTTTAGGTTTGAGTACCTCACTTAAGTG